TCAAAATTGCTCACTATTAAGTAATTCACATTCGATTGTATAATTAAGTTTACCTTTTGCTTTATATCTAACCTTTATCGGATTGACAAGGCAATTAAAATAAATCTCTAATATTTTATCTTTATGCACAATTATTTTTTCAACTGTTTTTTTGTATATTTCTTCAGGATTGTTATTTTCTAAATCATTTACTATTTTATGTATTCTGTCAATATATGATTTAAGCATATCTGCTTGTTTTTGGTTATTTATATTAGCTTCTTCTATTTCTTTTACTTTCTGTCTTAATTCCTCTATCTCTTTATCGTATTTTTCATTCATCATGGCAACATCTTGTTTTGATATAATACCTTCAAGCATACTATCTATCAGTTTTTGCTTTTTTATGTTAATACTTTCAATCTGTTTTAGCAGGGAATCAGTATTCAATACTTTTACAGGTTTTTCATACTTTTTTATGAGTTCTTTTAAGTCATTTATGATTTTTTCCTTGTTTTCTACTATGATATTCTTCAGGATATATCCTATTATTTCACCTAAAACAACATGATTAATACTTTCTTGGTTGCAGCCAATAGTATTACCCCATTTATCGATTTTTTCTCTGCCATGCTCAGCGGCTTTTTGGCATCTCCACGCTCTGTATGTATCTCCGTTTTTTAGTTTCTTTAATCTTCCTACAAATCTACTTCCGCATAAACCACAAAATATTTTACCACTACACCAATACCGATTAGAATACTTGCTTTTTTGTTCTCTTGATGTTGTCCTTTTCTCTAACTCTTTTTGCGTTGCTTCCCATAGTTCCCTTGAAATAATAGGTTCATGATGATTTTTTATATAAATCATTTCCTCTTGTCCTTTGTTGTATTTTTTCTTATGAGTTAGGAAATCTGGAGTAATAGTTTTTTTCTGGCACAAGTCACCAACATACTTTTCATTCCTTAAAACTTTCAAAATCATGGTATTACTCCAATTCAAATTACCTCTTTTAGTTTTAATTCCCGCTTCATACAATTCCCTTGCTATTACGTGTGTTCCTTTACCTTCATTTGTGAATTTATGGAATATCATTCTTACAATTTCTGCTTCTTGTTCGTTTATAGTTAATACACCATTTCTTAAATTGTAACCTAACAATTCTCTGCCAAAAACAACGCCTTTTTCCATTTGCCTCTTTTGTCCCCATTTCACTCTTTGAGAAATTCTCCTGCTTTCCTCTTGTGCTATACTTGCCATTATGGTTAATCTTAGTTCGGCATCTTCATCAAGCGTATTAATACCGTCATTGATAAATATTACACCTACACCCATACTTTTAAGTTTACGTGTATAATATATACTGTCAAGTGTATTTCTTGCAAATCTTGAAATTTCCTTTGTAAGAATCAAGTCAATTTTCTTATATTTGACATCTTCAATCATTCTTAAAAATTCTGTTCTTTTTTCTGTTGACGTTCCAGTTATACCTTCGTCTGCATATATTTCAACTAATTCCCATTCTTCATTTTTTCTTATGTATTCTTCAAAGAATTGTTTTTGCGAATTAAAAGAGTTTATCTGGTCGTCTTTATCTGTTGATACTCTGCAATATGCACATACCCGTTTTTTCATACTTGCACCTTCCTTTGTTTTTTAATCTAATATACAATAAATATAAAAGATGTGCAAGTAACTTTATTTATTTATCTCTTTTATCATTTCGTTTAGTTGCTCATTTGTAAAATACCCTTCTTTACACAATTGGCATAATACACCTATTTTAAAGTTTTTTATTAATCCTTCTTTTTCTTTTTCTGAGATATGAATTTTTATATTATTATTACTATATACCATAAAATTCCTCCATTTTTCTTATTGATACAATATATTCAAATTGCATAAAAAAAGGTACAACATAGAAGTTGCACATAATAAAAAGGGTATGTCGTATTAAACAACATACCCCTACACTTGATTAATTGCTTTAGAAAATATTCTTTATTTGAATTCTAAAAGGTTCAGATATTATAGTTCCTGCTGTGTTCTTGCACCATAACTTAACATAACCCAATGTACTACCAGCTTTTACTACACAGGTGTTAGCAACTGGGTCTTGACTTTGTATTGTCGCTAATGTAGTTTCAGATACTCCATCGTCTGCTGTAAGCCAAAATTCGGATTGTTCAGTTATAGGTACTCCATTATCCGTAAATGTCGCTGTATATGTTGCTGTGTAGTTCTTTACGATTGATGTGCTACCTGAAATGGTTACCGCATAATTATGTTGTGGTAATGCTGTAACTGTAATTACAATAGTATCATATACTTGCGGATTATCCTGCAATGAAGCGGTAATAATACATTCTCCTGCTGATATAGCGGTAATAAGTCCTGTTTCATCAACTGTTGCAACTAAAGTATTATCACAGCTAAAGATAATTGCTTTATTTGTAACTACTTCACCGTTTAGTTTTACAACTACATTTAGCTGTAAAGTATTACCTTCCTGAATACTTGATGTTTCTCCGTTTGTTATTTCTAAAGTATAAATGTAATCCCCTGCGTTTGCTATTTCATTGACTAAATCATCACTAGAAATGATAGAATCCAATTCACACCATAAAATCAATAGTCCGTTATTTGTTCTATCAATTCCTGTAACCTTCCATGCTTGTTTCATCTTTATAAAACGCTGTCCTATATTGATATTTTCACTATCAACATTACTTTGCATGGTAACTACTATTTTTCCAGCAGGAATTGACAAGTATTGGTTTGTTTCAACATCAAAAACCCTTGAATCAACTATACAAGGAAATTCCTTGATTGTACCTTTAAAATTGAATTTTATGTTATAATTGCATCTTTGGATTATCCCTTTATAATAAGAATACCTTTTATGCCCTATATCACTAATAATAAGCCAATTTTCACCATCCCAATTGACTAAATCGCCTCTTTTTATTTCCGTTGTTGTGGATATAGTCCGTATATCTGCTTGTCTATTTACAGGAAGATTATTGATTAATGCTTTTTTAGGCATTGTATCGTTATTGATATATATATCATCTCCTGCCATACTAAGCAGGTAAAGATAATCATTCTGCGGAAAATCGAATATGTTCACGTTATCAACTCCATTTCATTTATTAATTTTTGAATATTTGGACAAAGTTAAATAGAAGGTAATATAAATATATTACCCCCTACCCACTATGAAAATTTTAAATCTTAAAACCCTTGAAAATAGCGGATTTCAAAATTAGAATTTGTTTAACTTTGTCCAAACTAATCCTTATTTTTATGATAACTATTTCTGCGTGTTTCTTTTCTTCTTTTGTCTTTGCATTTATCACAATATAGTATATTCTTCTTATCTGTGGTAAACTGTTTATTACAAAGTTTACATTGTTTAGTATAAAGTCCTGTTTCTTCTCCAGCACCTTCAAGTAATTCTTTATATAGTTCTTTGTCCAGTGGTAAAACCGAATTTATAAAGTATTTACAAAGTACAGAATACATACATATCATTTGAGGACAATTTGTATCTAAAAAAATACAATTACCATCAACATAATTAGCACACTCTTTTTTAATCAGTTCTTTTACTTTGTTTGCTTGTTTTATATCTGTTCTAATTTGCATATAATTCCTCCTTTAAATTTAAAAAAAGGTATTCCCGAATTGGAAATACCTTTTTATTAGTGTCGGTTTAAACTACTACCCTTTATTCTCTGAAAATGTAAGTCCAACTAGCACCATCGGCAATATTATCTGAAACATCGTCACTAGGAAGTAACCTTATTTTTCTTTCAAGTTGTGCTATCCTGTTTTGTATGCTTTCGGCAAAGTCCATTATTGACATATCTTCATTCTTGTAGTTTTTCATCAGGTTTGGATTATTAGCAATTGCTTCCAACACACTCAATACAGTTGAATATATTGCTCTTTTGGCTGTATTGCTTGTAGGGTCATAATCCAAAGCAGGATTAGATATACCGTTTTCTTGAGCCAATACGGTTAATTCTTCATCGTTAAAGGTTATATCCTGAAGTTCAAGTTTTATTCGTTCTAAATAAGTCATAATCAAACCTCCTATAATTGTTTTTAAAATAATTATTAATTTAAAAGTAAATGATATAGACATTGTCGATACCCTTTTTTTGTTTTTTCAAATAAATACATCTTTGTTTTTAGTTCGTACATTTTTGTCAAAAAAATGGCTTTTTTTTGACAAATTTGTACGACACATAAATTAGCTTCAAACGCTTTAAAATAGCGGGTTATAAGCATATTCAATACTAAAAAACTGAAAATTTCTCATATATACCAATATATATCAAAGAGAAAATATGTTAATATTATATTTATAATTAATCCCCCTTATAGGGGGAAGCGAGGAAACGTAGTTTCCGAAGCATAGGGGGTATAAATAATCTAACATATTAAAGCAACAAAATACTTTGTTGCTTATTTTTTCAGGTACGAAGAAATATACTCTCTATTATAGTATGTGCTAAAGTTAACTGTTGTACTTCTAACATACTATAAAGCAACCTGAAAAAATATTATTTATATTTTAAAATCAAAAGTGTGAATTTCAAAAAATTTTATAAGCGGTGAGAAAGTGGTTTGCTATTGCAAAAAAAATCAAAAAGGGGGTAACAACTTCCTACATAATCTATATTATGTAAGCAATAGTATATTTCCTTGTAATCCTTGCTATTACTGTATTTCAAAGCATTTATAAATGTAATTAAATATACATTGTATTGCATTAAATAAAAATTTGTTTTATCTAAACTGCTTTTTTCTCATGTGTATTTATCTTAATACATTCCTTGAAAGTATTGATTTTACTGTATTTGACTGCTGGAAATAATTGAGATTATACAAAATAGCATTTTTGTATAATATCCTCCTATGAAAGAATATTGTACCTTTAAACCTTGTTAGTTCGTCTGTGTTTTGTTTTGTATAATCTGTTTGTAACAATTTTGTAATATTTCTGTAACAATTTTGTAACATTTGATAACACGGCGGGATTGGGCAAACAAATCCCTACTATTCCAATAGGAATTATATCAATACTTTCACGTTTTTACCCAATCCCTTTTTGCCAATATTTATAATTATACATTTTAATGAATATTTATACACTACAAGTAAACTTCAATATACAACATATAGTATTATTCATTTTCTGCACTACTACTTATTGTATCGCTTTTGATTCTCTGCATTTCTGTTGCCACATCATAAATATATGGTGTTCTGCTGAGTGCTGTTTCAAGTGAAATAAGTCCGTTTTGTTTTAATGTTGTTATATTGCTAATTATCTCAGTTGAATTTAATGGAACATCATGCTCAAACGTACAACTAATATCACCTGATACTTGTATACCTTTTAATGATAATAATTTCTTTATTTTTTCCCACCTTTGTATAAATCCATCTAACAAAGAATCTTCGTTTAATCTCGCTTTTACACTTGCCAAACTGTACATCATTCTTATGCTTGTTTCTGATAGATTACTTATCTCTACTGCGTTCATAGCTATAGCTGGTGTTTGTGATATATTAAGCAGTTGTGCCATTAGTATTTCGTATAACGCTTTAAAAGAAGCACTATCCATTCTATTTTGGACTATCTGAAAATCTGCTGTGTCATCTATTTGCAACATAAATCCAACTGCATTAGGGTCTATTCTGCCTTTTTCGTCTTTTGTTGTTAATCCTGTTCCTTTTAAAACTGGTATACCTGCAATATATTTGTATAATCCGTCATGATATTTGCTGATTAAGTCCTCTAAACTATCTATAATTGAAATATAATCTTCTAAACTACTCCTACCCTTACAACTATCTAATTCGTTTATGGTTTTATATTGTATTGGCAATCCTGAAATATTTTTAAATCTACCAGTAAGTTTTAATTCTCCGCTATCATCTGTATATTGTATAACTTCATTTTCGGTATAAACAATATAGTATGATATTCCATCAACTATGTAAAATTCTATAAAAGCAATCATTCTTCCTGTTTCATCAAAAACTGGGTATGAATCTTCTGCTGGAATTATTCGGCTTGTTATATTTCCGTTTTCGTCAATATAAACATATTCGTATGTTTCTCCATATTTGACAAGTTTATCTAAAATCTTGAAGTCAATACTATTATATCTCGCTTTAGAATATACTTCTTTATATACTTCAAGCGTTGTTTTATCCTCACTAATAAGCGTTACAGGATTTTTCAAAAGAAAGGATGTTTCAAAATTAAGCAAGGTTTTCGCTAGCTGTAATACAATTTTCCTTGTCTTATATGGTTTTCCGTTATACTGTTCATTAGGTCTGTTTAATATTGCGTGTTTCCCTGAAAGATATTCCTTCAAGTCAAGTATGTTTTGTACTCTCTCTACATGCCATTGTTTAGCAACTTCATCCTGAAACCATACTGGCGAATTATCATAATACTTTTTTATATATTCGTTCAACGTCATATCTAAAAACCTCCCATTTGAAGTTGAATTTTATAATTATCAGCGTCTAAATCATAAATCCTCGGCATCTTAAATGCTTGAATTTCATTTCTCATTATAGTAACGTGTTCTTTAGTTTTAATATCATCAAATACAAAAAATTCCCATGATTGTATATTGTCTGCGTATTTGTTACGATTAAGCCAATCCATGAAGTCCATACATTGGCTTTCATCAACATGAACTACTAATTCTTTTGAAAATACCTTGCTTTTTAAATAGAATTTTATTGGATAAATTAATTCTTCTTTGTTTATTTTTTCTTTTGGTACTATCATATAAACCTCCTTGCTTGTTTATACATAATACCTGCCTGATTTTAAACTCTGTAATGCCAAAGCGGTGGCTATTACTAAATCATCGAAGTTATTTTTTCCTCTGACATTACCTAGCTTGCCATTTTTCTCCATATAAATTTGCATTTCTTGCAATGTTTCTCTGTCATTGAGAAGTATAATCCCCTCTTCAAATGCTTCTTTAAAATCTTGGATTAATTTACTTTTACTTACATTATCAGTATTCCAACCAATTTCCAATGTTTTCCTGCCTGTGGTTCTATCCCACTTTTTAGTTTTGTTGAGATTTAAATATCCTATTTCACGTTTTAAACGATTGATAAGATCCAGTCCATAACTATTTCTTTCTGCCATAATACAAGCATAATTAAAGTAAGTACCTAATTCATTGACTATATGAGCAAATTTATATACTGGTATTCCTGATTGATAGAATACCGCAACTTGTTCACCGCTTGAATCCAATATTGACATAGCGGAAAGGTCTCCATCTTTTGATAATCCTGAAGCAGTATCTACACCTGCAAAGTACATTTCTTTAGGTTTTGGCAATTTGTAAATGAATAAACTTTTGTTTAAGTAAGGGTAAAGTATATCTGGTAAATCATTTATTTCCTTTGCTTTTAATGCTTCTGGTATATATAGTAATCTATCGCTAATTTGCTTCTGGTCAAATACGCTTTCCTGTGTGCTAACAAATGCTTCCTGCCATGTAGAAGGAAAATCTTCTTTGAATTGTTCAGGTGTCATGTTTTGCAATTTCCACCTTCTCCATATTAGTTGCGTTTTCGTTGCGCCCATTTCGTATAGTTTTTTTTCCGTTTCGTCCATCTCATCATCAGTTAGATATTTTACTATGCCTTTTTGATACCATTTTTTAGCAAGTTCGTATTCAAATTGGTATTGTTTTTTCACGCTATCACAAAACCAATTGTAAAAGAATGGTTTATATCGTGAATTTCCTGCCATTGCATCTTTGAAAAGTTCATAAAAATAATTCATTCCATGTGCTGTAGATTCAATGAATATTCTTGAATTTTCGTTTTTGACAAGGGTGCTTTCAAGTGCTGGTAATGCTTGAGTTTGAAATTTTTCGTCATAGAAGGCAAATTCTGATAAATGAATTAAGTTCAAGGAATATCCTCTACCTACACTTTCCGCTTTCATTTTTGACGCTGTCCTAACTACAATTCTGGAATTATTTTCAAGAAATAGTTCCATTTCATTGTTTTTTCTAAATCCAATTCTGTATTTTTCTGGAATGCTTTCATACATTAACTTTAAGCGTGTAAACAAATATGCTGACACATCCTCACTTTGAGCCATTATTAATGAGTTAAAGTTCGGATACTGAAAACTATAGTATAAAATTAAGCCGAGATAGAGGGTGCTAAAACCGATTTGCCTTGGTTTTAGCGTAATGTTAAATCTTTCCATATTTTCTACAAAATGTTGTTGTTCCTTTGTAAGCACGAAAGGCACAAGTTCACCATTGTAATATACTTTTACAAAGTTTTTAAGCCAAAGTGCTGGATTAGCGTTAATTCGTCTTAGTTTTTCTTCCTTCGTTAGTTTTGGCACTGTATCACCTTCTTTTTTTTAAAGGGTACTAGTAATGTGAGTACCCTTTTGTTATATGTTTCTATATTTGTTTATTTTCGTTTTAAAAGGCATAAAAACAGCAGGTAATATAAAATCATTACCTGCCTAAAAAAATCGCTCTAAAACCAAAATAAAAAGCGTACAAGTATTCTATTCAAGTATCAAATCATCTTCTTCTTCTACTTCTTCCTGCTCTGCTTTATTTGATTTTTTAGTTTTGACTGATTTTTTAAGTTCATTTTGAAGTGTTAAAAATGTTTTAACCGCTTTATCATCACCTTGTTTAGCTTTTTCTGAAACTGCATTATAAATTTCTACAAAATCCTTATTACTTTTTTCTAACAACAACAAATTCATAAGTTCTGCATATTCCTCTGTATTTTCCCATTGTTTTAGATTACCGTATTTTTTCAAACTACCCTTGCAATATTTGTCAATAATATCTTGCTCTGTAAATTCAGAAAAATCTCTATTTGAATTGCTTAATCCGTTTCGCCACATAAAGTAAGCGTATTTGGGATAGGTTGTTGTATTCTTCCAATATTGTTTAAGTGCTTGATTCAACAACGATATTTGCCTTGCCATGCTTCATTCCTCCTTGCATTTTGCAAAAGTTTTTCTTGCCTTTTATGTATCTCCTGTAATTTGATTATACTGTTTCTACCTTCTTTTCTAACTTTTTAGTGTCTATGCCCATCATTTTACATACTTCTAATATTTTTTGGTAAATATTATCTAAACTCCTATTGATTGTTTCTAAATCTTTGGACATCGTAAATACACCCTCTTTAATTATTTTTGACGATTAAAAAAGGATAACCTTTTGTGGTTACCCCATATTGTTCTTTTAGTTTTTTATTTGCTCTAATTCGTTTAAGGCAATAATTACTTAATATTTCTTGTAAACTTCTTTTTAGTTGAATTTGAGTTAATTCTTTCCCATATTTATTTTTTAATTCTTCTATTACTTCTTGTTCTGTAATATATCCATTAATATTAATCTTGTTCATTATTACCTTAATAATTTGATTAGTTCTTTCATCTGATGCTTTAGATGTTCCTTTTTCATTTTCTTCCTTATATTGAGGATATATTTTATTTGCTATATCTTTACCAAATGTTCTTAATACCCATTCTCTTGATATACCACACATTGTAAAATTATTGTTTTTTAATAATTTTGCTTTATCTTCTGCATTGTGTAATTGATTATAGCAATAAGATTTTATTTGATAATAACTAACTATTTTATTATAACCTTTTTTCTTTTGTTGTTTTGCTTTTGATAATATTTTATCTGGTATATCTTCTAATGGTACTTTATCTATTAAATCTAATAAAGCAAACAATTGTATTGTATTATTTGTTGTTTTTTTAGAATTTGTTGCAAATAACTTCATAAAATAATTTAAACTACCAAAAAATATTGGATAATCATTAATTGAATAATCTTCACTCATAATATTATTTTTAGCATAAACATTTAATAAAATTAATTTATCTAATCTTGGTTTAATATAAGTCCATAATGTAGGATAATCTTCTTCCATTTTGCCACTTGTTAAATATTTTATATTTTCTTCTAAAATTGCCTGTTGTTCTTTTTGCCATTCTGTTTTTAAATCAATATTATATACTTGCTTAATAAAATTAATTGCATGGTATCTTGTGCATCCACTAATTGCTTCTATTAGTTTAATAATTCCACCTTTAAAACCACATCCAAAACAATTATATACAAAATGTCCTTTTTCATTAATTATAATTCCTGCACTTGGTCTTTTATCATCATGAAATGGTAATATGCAATTAAATGTTTTATTTTCTACACCTAAAAAATTATATAAATCTATTGTATCTATAAATTTATAAAATTCTTCATCAGTTGTGAATGTAGTAGGGGGTTTTTGGTGGACTAATATATCAATATAATTATATATTGTTATATCAGTCCACTTTTTCTCCTTTATATATTTAACATTAGAAATATCTATATTTACAAGTAATTCTTTCATTTTTGCAACGTCTAATCTGCGTATAGCATCTATATGTTCATTAGTGTTATCAATACTGAATTGTTTAGATACTTTTGTTTTAACTAATATATTCTTTGTTTCAGGTATAAAATCAGGTAATTTTGAATTCAGATGTTTTATAAATTCATCTGCATTATACCGTACATCATTATACTGGTATACTGTGCATAGATATTTATTTTGAACATCCTTAGTCCAATAATATCCTGGCAATCTCATTATGAATTGTGGAGTAAAAACGCTTTCGTCTGAATTAAAATACTGTATTAATTTTTTCTGTGTTTCTTCAAATTGTTCTACCTTTGCATTATTTACAAGCCAATAAACATGATAGCCATTTCTTGTATCAACAATAAAAGAAGGTGCAAGTCCGAATTCCTGCACCCTCTGTAATACTTTTTGTTTATATTCTTTAACTGTGTCTAAATCAAAGTAATTTCCGTTATTATCTTTGCCACAATCACAATCTATATAAAAAGCATTTATTTTATTTATTTGTTCTTTTTTTGTTCCTCCGCTATTAACGGTAAAATAAATATTATATCCTTGCTCATTTAATTGTTTTAATTTATCTTTCATGTTTTCATCAAAGTATCCGTTTACATTAATAGGTTTTTCATTATCTTTTAATGCTCTAAAATTTATTTTATTAGTTTGATGAAATACTTCTAGAAATGTTTTTGTGTCCATCTACATTTCCTCCTTTTGCTTCTCTTTTCTTGGCTTGGTAGTTTTTTATTATGTTTTTAACTTCTTCGGTTGCTTCAAAAAAGAAAACTGTTTTTTGTGGATTGTTCTTATTTGGCTCTATGTCTTTTACAACATATCCCAATTTGATTAATTTTTTTGCAAGTCCAGCATTAAAAACTGTGATATTATTTTTCATGTTCAATCCTCCGTTTCAATTTACTATAATTTACATAATTTTTTCTCGTTAATGCTAAACTAAATATATTTGAATCAATTTCATCTTTAGTTTTTTCATTAGTAATAGGTTTACTAACATATTCAAATTCTTTTATTTTTGTAAACTTAATTTTAGGCAATAAAAAAGGAAGTCCTAAAACTTCCTGCAATTCTTTTAGTTTTATGTTTGTTTGTAGTCCTCCATTATTAAACCAAATCTTTCCATTTAGGTTATACTTGATTATAAGATTTATAAAATCTTCTAAAGTGTATTTTTGACATAGATAGTACAATTCTTCAAATTCCAAAACATCAACTAAATAATGCTTGAATGTATCGTGAAAATCTGGATTATAGAAACCCTTATACCCTCCATCAATTGATAGTAGTATTATTTTCCCTTCTTCTGTTTTGGGTAAAGGGATTTTCAATAAGCTATGTAAATATAACGCTGTACTCATTGAATATTTTTGCTTGTAGATGTTATTTGTTACATCATTATTTAGATTATATGCTTTAGGATTACATTTATCTTTTTCGCTTAATCTTGTTACATGGTTTGATATACAATATCCTTCTGTAAGGTCAATATCTACACCTATATATTCGTTTTGACTTTGTTTTGATTGATATAAATTCCTGAAATCATAGAAATAATTAATATCATATCCTTTGACTTGCTCTATTAAAGTACAACTATACAAACTATCAATATCGTTGCTTAAAATCAAATCATACTTTTGTTTCATATTCGGGATAGGTCTGCTCTATCCCTTATTCACTTTTTTGAGTCGCCATATTGACGTTAAAAAATAGGACTTACTCTACTTTAGTAAAATCCCTTATTCCACCTTTTACTCAACGGTGAATAAGGGATATTATGCAAAACCCATCTTTCGACACCTCCTACTTTCGTTTCCTGTTGTTGTGTTTTCGTAAATCGTTTTCTTTATCATTGGCTTGCTTTTTCCACTTCTCCAGCATTTTTTCAAATTTTTGTTGTGGTGTTAGTTCTTTTTTATTTTGCATTGGCTTTCCTCATTTCGTATTCCCTGATGAATTTATCATACAGTTCTACTTTCCAATCTGGTAAATCTCTCATGTCATTTTCCCAGCGTGATATACTGCTTTCGCTTAGATTTATATATTTGGCTACATCCCATAAGCGGATATTATGCTTTTTCCTCCAAACCTTGTAATCTTCTCTTTTTTGGAACATCATATCAATCACCTTCAATTTTTTTATTTTTTTTGCATTTTTAAAAAAAATAAAAAGAGAGAAGAACCGCTTTTAGCAGTTCTCCTCAAAACCCAACTTCCTTCCGATATTTTCTTACTGTGCAACTGCAACCGCTTTGCTATTCAATACTTTTAAGGAACATTCCGTGATTACCATGCCCTTAAGGTAATCGCCGTCCTTTGCAAGCATTTCAAAAGCAGGTTTTCTGAGATATACTAACTTCAAATATGCAGGGTCAACAACCAATATCTTGTCAACGGGCATGTGCCTGTTAAGTACCACGTTTACAATTCCATAATTTGTAATAACCTTATTTGCAACGAAACCAAAGGTATTCATTGGCATGTTGTAGTTAATCTGGTTTGCATAAAAACTGTCAATTATTTCCTTATAATCCGCATTGACAAAAGCGTAAAATTCATTACTACCAAGTCCACAATCCCAAAGTTTCTTGACGACTGCTTTAAAATCATTTTGGGTGGGTGCTGTTCCAATTTCTACCACGTTATCGGGATGAACCTGTTCAAATATTGATTTCATCCTTCTAATGAAAGGTGCTGAGCTACCGTCATTATAGTTTGTAGGCGCAAGCATCTTCTTTTCAATATTAACCTTAACTTCTATCAATCTGTCGTTAATTTCAGAAGCAAAAAGGTCATTTATGCCTGTGATAGTGCTTGCCTGTGCTGAACCGCTAACCTGTACTGCCTTTGAGAATATCTCCATAACGTTAGATTTTTCCGCTTTACCACTTGACACAAATGTATCAGGTATAAATCCTTCTGTTTTGGAAATATCCTCTGTATCATCCAGGGTCTTTTCTCTCCAGTTAATAGTTACGCTTCCAGCAGTTTCTACAAGTTTTTTATTCATCAACAGTGTAGTAAAAGGTGTATCTGTAGGTGCAACAAGTGATATTTCTTTACTCAAATCAATATTTTCATGCTGTGTAAAATTACTTGTTTTAATCATCTCTAATCAACCTCCATTACCCAAAAATTTTATTTAGTTTTGAAAAAATCATACCCTCAACGTTTTTTTCTTTTTCTGCTACAGAATAGCTGTCATCTGCTTTGTGGTCATTCGGCTTGTAGGAATTTTCTATATCCTGCTTTTTTCTTAACTCAACCAATTTGTTAATTTTTGCTTGTGCCTTCTTAATGTCATCACTTTCTATAAGGTCAAATACTTCCTCTGGGTCAAGTCCTGCCTTTGTGGCTTCAAGTTTTATCTGTGTTGCAAGGTTATCTTTTTGCAATTCTGCATACTGCTGTTTCATGCTTTCAAAATCGGCAACCTGCTTTTCCATCTCTGCTATTTTTGATTGATACTGTGCAAGTATTTCCTGCACTTCTTCTTTTGAATAGCTTTCCTTTGTAAGTTCAATCATGTTTCGTTATTCCTCCTTTTATTTTAGGGGTGGTGAATTTGTAAAACATTGGTCTGGTCTATATATCATCGGCATATTGCCGGATATACCGAAAAAAAATAATACAGGGTAGGTCAAAATGTCCTACCCTAGAGATATGAGTACGTCTAAATTTTAAAACTGTCCTACCCTAGAAATATGAGTACGTCTAAATTTCAGAATTCCGTTTTTTTTCTTTTTAGTCGAGGAGGTGGGATTCGAACCCACGCAAAAAGCGGCAAAAACTACCAATATGAGTTATAGTTTTAATAGCTGGTATATCAACCCTTTTGGGGCTGATGATTTTTTATTTTTTATTTTTTGCATTTTTAAAAAAAATAAGAAGTACCCTTTTTGAAAGGGGAATATAATATGATTAGAATTCCCGATATATATAAACCCTAGCATGGGTTATTATCAAAATTGTTAATAACCTATTCCATAGAATAGAAAAATGTTATTTTTTATAAAAAAATTGCCTAAAATTCGCTATTCATGCAGGTTTCAAGGATTTTCTAAAACTTTAGCAGGTCTATATTTATCTTTCTTCCTATTCTGATAAATAAAAATTGAAAAAATCTCTAAAGTTGTTGATTTTACTGTATTTCATGCAGGTTTGCGGGATTTTCTAAACCATGTGAAATTTGTTTAATAATCTATTCCATAGAATAGAAAAATGTTATTTTTGATTAAAAAATTGCCCAAAATCCGCTATTTATGCATGTTTCAAGGATTTTCTAACTGTCTAGCACTTCTAGTATATTTATCTTTATATGCTTTACTTATTCTTTTCCATTAATAGAGAAATGGGACAACAAATCTCAAAATCCGCTATTCATGCAGGTTTGCAGGATTTTCTAATTGGTAAAGTTTTTTTATTTTTCTTTTCCATTAATAGCAAAATGGGACATCAAATCTCAAAATCAGCTATTTATGCAGGTTTGCAAGATTTTCTAAAGCGTCCGAATTTACCTCCTATATTCTTTTTGTTTTTCTTTTTCATTATATCAAAATGGGGTAGCAAATCTCAAAATCAGCTATTCATGCTGGTTTCAAGGATTTTCTAAACATACACGCTTTTGTCTATATTCTTTTTGCTTTTCTTTTTCATTATAACAAAATGGGGTATTAAATCTCAAAATCAGCTATTCATGCAGGTTTGCAGGATTTTCTAACTGTCCACAGTATTACGCTTTCTATATATTCTTTGTTTTTCTGTTTTATATTTTCTACGATATTCCTTCCATTCTGATAAATAAAAATTAAAAAAATCTCTAAAGTCGTTGATTTTACTGTATTTCATGCAGGTTTCAAGGATTTTCTAAACTTCTTCCTTTATTTCCAATCTGATAAATAAAAATAGACAAAATCCTTAAAAGCATTGATTTTAGTGTATTTTATGTAGGTTTGCAGGATTTTCTAAACCATGTGAAATTTGTTTAATAATCTATTCCATAGAATAGAAAAATGTTATTTTTTATAAAAAAATCACCTAAAATTCGCTATTCATGCAGGTTTGCAGGATTTTCTAAAGTATTAGATTTTTGTTTTTTCTTTTTCATTATAACAAAATGGGGTATTAAATCTCAAAATCTGCTATTCATGCAGGTTTTAAGGATTTTCTAATTGCTAACAGATTTTTGTTTTTTCTTTTCCATTAATAGCAAAATGGGACAACAAATCTTAAAATCCACTATTCATGTAGGTTTGCAGGATTTTCTAACTGTCTAGCACTTCTATATTTATTTTTATTTCTTCTTTTTCATTATATCAAAATGGGGTATTAAATCTTAAAATCCGCTATTCATGCAGGTTTGCAGGATTTTCTAAACCCTTAACATTGTCTATATAAATAAAAAAATATCCGCACAAGCGGATTGAGTATAAAAA